ATGCCGCACTATCCGAAGCCGTTCTTTCGCCCCAAGCGGGGCCTCTGGTACGTCCAGCTCGAAGGCAAGCAGCACAATCTCGGTCCTGACCGGGAAGCTGCCTTCACGGCGTACCACGAGTTGATGTCTCGGCCTGCTCCAAAGCCCATGCGGGCTGATGCCGTCGTCCTGATCGTGGACGACTACTTGGAGTGGTGTCAGAGAAACCGGGCCCCCGACACGTACCGCTGGTACCTCGACCGCCTTCAGGCGTTCGTGAAGACGATTGACCCGGCTCTGACCGTGGGGGAGCTGAAGCCCTTTCACGTCCAGCGGTGGGTCGATAGCCGAACGGACTGGGCGAAGGGCAGCCGCCGCAATGCCATCGCGTCGGTGAAGAGAGTCTTCCGGTGGGCTCAGGAGCAGGGCTACATCGAAGTAAATCCCATCGCCCTGATGAAGAAGCCTGCCTGCGGGAAGAAAGAGCAGGTGGTGTCCGAAGCCGAGTACGCGGCGATCTTGGCCGAGGTACGCGATCAAGCCTTCACCGATCTGTTGGCCGTGACGTGGGACACGGGGTGTCGTCCCCAAGAGTCCCTTCGGGTCACTGCTTCGCAAGTTGATCTGGTCAATCAACGCTGGGTGATCCCGACAACTCCCGGCAAGCCCGATAACCGGGTCGTCTACATGACGGACGCGGCTATGGTGATCGTGAAGCGACGGATGGCTCAGTTCCCGACGGGTCCGATCTTCCGCAACACGGACGGGGTGGCGTGGACGACGGATGCTGTCGGCTGTCGGTTCCATCGGATGCTGACGAAGCTGAAGGTGCGGTACTCGCTCTACGCTCTGCGACATACGTGGATCACGCGGATGCTTCAGTCCGGCGTCGATAGCTTGACGGTGGCATTTCTCGCTGGTCACAAAGACCCCTCGATGCTCGCCAAGCACTACGCTCATCTCACGCTCAATCCTCAGCATTTGCTCCAGCAGGCGAAGAAGCTCAGCGCATAAAAAAGCCCCGCGTCCATGCGGGGCACGAAGGCTAGACGGTGACGCCGTTGCCGAAACGCTTCTCCACAAGAAGGAGAATGTCGGACCGGGCGAATGAAGACTCGTACGTCCTGGGTTCCGTTCCGAACGCGCGGCAGACCATTTCCTCTTCGTTCCTCGGCTGGAAGGTGAACTTCACCCGAAGACGCCCGCCTGCGATCCACATGCGGGTGATCGACTCGACCCCTAGCCCCTGTCGATCGCTGATTTCGTCTTTGACGATCTCCTCAAGCTGCTGGCGGTGTTCCTTGGTCATTCGCGGCATGTCTGAGACTCCGGAAGAGGGGAAAGAAACCCCGGCGGTCCCTGCCGGGGCAGTCGACTAGACTTTGATGTGACGAAGGCGGGGGCGGGGCTGCTGTCTCCTGGCCGGGGATTCGCCCCGCTCCCGTTTCGTCTTTTCCAGAAAGTCGCTGAGTTGAGCCTCGCTTACGCGAAGTGCCCCGCCCAGCCGGTAATGCGAGATTGAGCCATCGGCCAATTTCGCGTAGACGCACGACTCACTGAGCGCGAGCCGCTGGGCTACCTGCCGCACGGTCAGGAGCACGGTCCTCCTCCTTTCGCTTGGGAGGGTAGAGCTGTTCCCAAGCGCAGTCCTTGCAGAGAACGCCCTGGAACGTCTTGTCCTTCAGGTGGATTTCAGCCGTCTGTACCGTCGACCGGCACTTGAAGCACGGCTTGTCGCTCGGTCCCTTTGTTGTGAACACTCAGGCTTTCTCCTTTGCGTAGGTTCTGGTGATCGCCCTGGCGATGTCTTCCGGCTCCCACGGGGGCGAAACCGCAGGAGTTTGATTCCATTGAAGCAAGAGGATGGTTGCCTCAGATTCGGATAGACCGCAGTCTCGGGCCACTGCCGCCGCCCGGACCAATCCGTGGCTCCCATGCTCCCCTTGCCGCGACTCAATCGCCATCACGTACCGGGCGACGTTTCGGATCTCCCGGCTGGTCCTGCGGATCTCCTTTCTCGTGTCGGGGAAGAGCTGCTCGGGGAAGGGCTGAAGCTCTCCCTGGCAGATGAACTCGTACTTCTTGCCATCCACGGTGGACGGCGGCATCACGACGTAGGCGTGCGGACCACTCTTGATGTCCCCATGCTCGAATTTGCGTGCTCTCGTTTCTCCTGTGAAATGGAAGTGAACGCCCTTGGGGGTCCGAACTGCAAAAGTGCAGAGATCGCGGTAGCGTTTCCAGAACGTTCTCGCTTCCGAAAGCACGTCGTAGTCCACCACCGTCCGATTCTCCAGCGTGAGGCCGTTGTTGGCTCCTTCCCACGGTTCGGGTGAGAGCTGCCAGTCTCCTCGAACGGGCTTCTTGGAGTCGGCAGCGAGTTTGAGGTACATGCCGACAGACTACTCCTCTCTCCGGCGCGGCGGCATCGGCGGCTGAATGGTCGGGAGGCTCGTGAAGGTCGGCTTCGGCTTGGCGAGATGCTTCTGAAGACGCTCCTCCATGGGCTCCCGGTTTCCCCAGTAGTCCCGTTCAGGATTCACGAAATGCTGATCGGCCAGCTCATTTGCAGTAGCGAAGGGAGCCGTCTCGGCAGCGCGTCCGAGGACGTACATCACGTAGTCGCGTTCCCCGTCCTCGTAGGGAAACTGCGATAGAAACGCTGCGTGCTGCACCATCTTCCTTGCCCGGTCCTCGTCGTTTCCGAGTTCATGGCGGGCGGCTGCGAATCCTCCGATCCCGCCGAATATGGCTCCGCTTACCAGTAGCGAAGCAGACATGATCCGCACGAAGGGTCGCGTCAGCATGAGATACTTCTGCCCCGGCTTCAGACCGAGCGGGGCGACGACTTCAGGGTCCACTTTCACGGTTCACCTCATTTCGTTGTTGAGCTGCCTTCTCATTCACAGATCGTCAGCGACGGTGAGTACCGAAGACGTCCTCGTAGGACATGACATCGGGGTCAATGGGCTCGGTGAGATTCTTGTAGATCCCCATTCCGATCCCGCCGAGCACCACCGCCGCGAAGACGATGCACAGGGCGTTGAAGACGCGATTTGCCAGTCGCTTCATGTCTGCCTTTCGTGTTGAGAGTTGCCCGAAACGCGTTACGTCCTCCCCTGGGCACCGGAGATGGACAGGATGGAGCTGAAGAGATTGAAGAACCCGCCCTGCGTGCGGATGTAGTCGCCAAACAGCGTCGTGATGAACGGCCCCATCGCCACAAGAATCGCCGTCACCAATCCGACGATGATGGAAGAGGCATTTCCCTGCGAAAGGGCAGAACCGATGTTGTCGGTTCCGGTCATCAGGGTGAGGAAGCCGACGACGCTCGATCCCCAATCCCAGACGAACGTGATGATGAACGACACCCACAATCCGATCAGGCGAGCCTTCGACTCGTCTTCCGACTGAATCATCATGAGGATGTACATAGCCAGACCGTTGAAGGCGAGACAGATGGCCGACAGCGCCCACGGGGCAACGGCCATGATCCAGTGGGGTTTGGCGTTTTGCTGAAAGCTCTGGTATCCCTCGACGCTCGTGAAGAAGTCGAAGGCGACGAGCACGAGCCCGCCTGCCAGACCGACGTAGGCCAGTAGCAGCTTTAGATTCATGGCTCTCCTTTGGTTGGGGGCAAAAGGGGGAGGAGGACGTCAGGGCATCCTCGCTCCGACTCTCTTAACGACCGAAGATCAGTCGCTTCCACAAAGGGCGTCGAGTTGCGTACCGGGCATCCTCAACAGCCGAGATGACTGATTGCGGATGATCCTTGATCTGCTGGCAAACGGCTTTATGAGCCGATGCTGGCGAATCAGCCTGAATGGTCAGGCAGTACACAAAGCGAATCCTGTAGAGAGTCATGTGGAATGGGGAACGTCCTTTTTCCTGCTGGTTTTGAGATACAGTTCAGCAAACTGCTCGTCATGGCTTGCAAGAGCTTCCCAGACTCGCTCGATGCGCTCGAAAGCACGGTTGAGGAGAATGGCAGTTCTCATGCTCACCATGAAGGAAACGACTGCTGTTGAAGTCATCAGCAGCTCCGGCCAAGTGATTTCCATATGCGAAATGGGTAGGAATAGAAGCCTCGCGCGAGGCTCACGTTGCCGGTCCCTGAACCGACGCGGTGAACGGGTATTAGTCGCGCTCCCGCGGTCGGGTGATGCGCGCTGACGTGTGTGTCGGTGTGCGAGTCATGGCGTGGGCTGGGTGTTCTGCTGCCAGATTGAGGGATCTCGCCAGTTCTCCATGGCCTGTCTATAGGTAGTGAAGTAGTGGTTCGCGGGCGGCCTGCACGAGCCAATGATGTTCTTGATCCGGGCGTCGGTATCAACGACCCAACACACATCTCCGCCGCAGCCGTCGTACTGGCGAATCCGCTCTCGCACCTTGTCCAGTGACTTCCTCGTCCGTTCCCGCTCCAAGTAGAGGACGGTCTGGCCGAAGAGGAGTTCTGCATCGGGGCGATAAGGGCCAACCTGATAGCCACGGCGGTAAGCATCCGGCTTCGCTGAGAGAATGAGTTCGGTGACTTCGTACTCGTGCTGGAGCAGCTCTCTGGGAATGTCAAAACGAGCGAACAGCATCTCTCTGCGGCCTTCCAAGTTCAGGATGTGGCCGAGATACGCCACGATCCCCTGCTTTACCGCCTTGTTGTTCCTTTCCCGCGCTTTCTCGGCTGTGGGGTAGATGCCTGCTTTGACCTGTTGTTCTGCGGTAGCGGGTGAAACGTCGAGGAATTCGTCTCGTTGCTCGTCGCGTTCTCGTGCGAAGATGTTGTTGTTGATTGCCATAGCGACTCGTCTAACTCTACAGGAGTCTTGAATTCAGCCCTCTGTTGACTTTCCCTGATAGCCCGCTCCAGCTTCTTCTCAGCGAGTCCGGGGTATAAGCGTGCGGGCCACGGTTCGGGCAGCATTTGGACATACTCAGGGCTCTGGCTCACGTAGTCGGGCCGGACGATCATGCGGTAGCCCTTGCCCATGCCCATGAGCTTCTGAACCTCCAACTTGATCTGGTCGTCCAGACTGAAGAACTCCGGTCGCCTGTCGATGACGGGCTTATACTTCGCCCGCTCGGTGTTGGTCTCCGTTTCTGTTTCCTTGCTGCCGGACTTACTCTTGCCGGTTCTGGTCACGTTCTCCCATTTGTCGAAAACCATTCGCTCCGTCTCGTGAACATGCTTGACCTTCAGGGGGTCGAGTTTTCGAAAGGCGAGGGATTTGCCTGCGTCGGTCCCAAGCTCGTCGTCGCCGGGGTTGTACCAGACCTTCTCCGGCGTGCAGGACTTGATCGTTTCCCACTGCTCGGGCGGACCGAAGTTTGAGTCCTGGTTGATGATCCAGCCTGCGAAACCCGTCTTGCGGAGTTCGCGGAGCATGTCCACTTCGTTAGGTCCGATGATGTCGGTGGCCCCGGCCTCTTCCCACACGACAACGACGGGAGTGGGCTTCCCCGTGCGAGTAAAGCGACGGCGGAGAACCTGATCGATCTGAAGATTCAGTGCTCCATAGACGGCAGTGACTGATTGCTTGGAGACGGTCCCGTCATCGCTTCCGTCCACGATGATGATCTGACGGTTGACGAGGGCCTGTTCAAGATCGAAGGAACCGTCGCACCGCTCGCGAAAGGCTGGGAGACCGAAAGTCTGACGAACGAGCCTCTTGATCGGCCCGATGGCATCTTCAAGCTGTTTGTCAGCGTTCTTGGCCTTCAGCCGTCGAAGGTCCGACATTCGTTCACGGACTTCCTCGTCGGTGCAGCCCTCGATGAGCCTCTGGCATATGGGGTGGCTGAAACGCATTGCATACGGGAGTAGGGACAGAGGCATCGGCTCGCGCTGGAAAAGCATCAGTCGGATTACGATGTCCGCTCCTTCCGACATCGTGGGCATGGAATGCGGATCTCCCTCTCTGCGGCTCGCTCGCCACATGAGGTCGATTAAGCTCATGATCCGTTTAGTGTTCTCGCTCTCTCTTTTAAGGAAGTGTTCTTCGACAGACTGCGTGAGCTTGAAACCCGCGAGGATTCGGTCGAACGAGGAGAGGCGGTCGTACAAGAGGCGATTCTGCATCCCCCGGCTAACGAGCTGGAGCGCGAAGTTTTCGGCAAGGAGGCCGTGCGGGTCCATCACGATCATGGCGCTGTCGCGGGCTTCGGCGACGGCCGTCATATCGCTCAAAGAACCCAGCGATTTGCCCGATCCACTCGACCCGATGATGAGCCTGCTGAATCGGCTCACAGCGTCTGCGAAGAAGGCGGGAGACATTGCTCTAGTCCTTTTGAAGCCCACTCTCGGACGATCTGGCCGCCTCGTGCTTTGAGGCCCTCTTTCTCGTCCTGGTCGATGTTCTGGAGCGTCTGGATGTAGTCGAGCCAGAGGCTCACTCGTTGATCCGCGTTCTGGACGTCTTCCGGGCGAATCTCGGTCGCGTGTGTGCGGGGGGCCGGTACCTGCTTCTTGCGCCAGAGCACAGACCCATGCTCTCACTACCGGGCGAGCCGCGCCAGTTTCTCGCGGTAACGGGCTAATGCCCCTGCGGCGTACGCTTCCCGCTCATCGGGGTCGGCGTGTGCTTCAGCGATTTGCAGCTCTCGCTGATAGATGTCCTGCGCCTGCCGGATTGCGCGTTGCAGGAGTTCCTGCGGAGACGGCGGTTTGGGCGGCGGGACGGGTCTGGGTGCCGTCAGCGTCTTGCATGCGCCAGAGGCCCCTTGAAAGGCCGCGCTGATGCCTTGCCCCGTAAGGATCGCCGCATCGACTGCGAGGATGGTCCCCGCAACTCCGGCGATGATCGGGAGCCCGATGGCCGGAACCGAGACGGCTGTAGCGGCAGCCGCCATTACCGCAAGCGTGGTACCTGCATCAGAGTCCTTAGCGGGCTCGTTCAGGTAGCGGACGATCTTAGTTGAAAGCACGGGAAGTCACTCCTCAAGGTCTGCACGAGGCGTGCAGATGGAAGGAAGTGACTCACACAGCAGAGCGGCGGGGGAAAAGCGAAGATAGAGCGTTCTTAGGCCGCCCTGACATGCGAGTCAGGGAAGAAGCGAAGGATTCGCGTTGGCCTAAGAAGTACTGGCTGGGGGCGGGACGCCGCGCGGAAGTAACCACGACCGAAGTCGCTCCGCGCTTGAAGGTTATCGACTGTTGACGCGGTTCCTGGGTGTGAACCGGCCCGCCTAAATGACCCGCTCCGCGTTTGAGTGCTACGCCCGTTACCTCTTTGGTTGTAACTGTAGAATTCCCAGCAAATCAATCGTCCCGCTGGAGAATTTCGGAAAAAAGCCTGCATCCGAAAATGCAGGCAGACTCCAGCCCGTGAGCTGAAGCCGAGGGGGCTCATCGCTTCGCCTGGACTTCGCAGATGTAGGCGTGAGCTTGGAGCATGAGCGAGATCAGGACCGGAACGTCGTCGCTGCGGAAGAAGGTGGTGGACTTGTACTCCTCGTCCTGACGCCACGTTCTCTTGCACGAAACTGCGTACGCTACAAATTGTCCATCCTGCGCCTCGTTGACGAGACGCTCGAACACGGCCACTTCGATGTTGGCCGAGCCCGTCCATGCCTTCCGTGACCAGATTGGCGGATTTCCCTTCTCCTCCGCCGTACGGCCGTTGCCGTTCCTAGACGGCGAGGATGCCGTCTGGTTCCCTCTTGAACGCGCCATCGATGATGTCCTCCGGTGGCTTCAGGAGAAGCCGTTGAAGTTGGATCGTTTCAGACGCCGCCCGCGCGGGCTGGGACATCTGACGATCCTTCAGAACCTCGGTGAAGGCGTTCAGAAGGGAGAACGCCGTACGGGGGGCGAACTCCTCATGCCTGGGCTTCCGCCATTCGGCGATCACCTTCGGCAGAAGTCGCCATCCCACGATCCCCCGCTCCGCAGAGAGAAGCAGAAGAGAATTAGCCGCGTCCTCGCTGAGCGAAAGGCTCTGAAGCCTCTCGATCCGCTCCGCCGCCACGCTGGCGTATTGACGTAGGCCGAGCACCGCCCGCGAGAGCGCATCGTTGAATCTCCGTTCGCCGTTACGAGTGTGCTTGCGGGCGATGACGACCTCGGACGAGAACGCTCCGTTGTCGCATACGAAAATTCTTTCGCCCGCCGCGAAGCCGATGGGCATGGTCTGATCGGTGCTATTGCGAATGCCGATCATGAGAGAGACGCCATCAGCGACCGAGGTGTGCAGATCCAGCGTTCCGAAGAAACGATGGTTGTCCGCAGACAGGCCGAGTTGCTGGCGAGCGATGTCATAGCCGGACGCCTGGAGCGTTTCGGCCACGCGGCTGAGCACCGTTGAATGCTTCAGCGGGAACCAAGAGGCAGTTGCCTCCGGCGCTTCGACAGAATCGAGTTCATCGAACTCGACCATACGAGCACCACGATGGAGCATCAGGGAAGAACCCACTACAGACCTCCTATGCTTTGAATGAGCCGTGATGAGCAATCAGGAAACTGACTGCTTAAAGCGAGCGTACGCTCATTCTTTCGGAGGCGCAAAAGCAAGCGACCCTTGCGCGTGAGCGTAGGGCCGCTAAGCTGCGAGGGCTTTACTTTCGCATGGCCACAGTACCATCTCGTTTACCACAGGCAAAGAAACGGAACCGCGAGCGGGAACGGGCTAGAGCGAAAGAGTATTCACAAGCGAATAAGGAGCGGATCAAGGCTCGCGTCATCGCATATAGGGAGCGGAATCGCGACTACATCCGCGTGAGAGACTGGTTTCGCCGCGAGTTCAATCGTGTGATGAAGCCGGAATTGCGAGAGCAGAGCTACAGAAAGCACCATCTGAAGCGGAACTACGGCCTGACGGAGGACGATTACACCGGCCTATTGCTGAAGCAGGATGGTGCCTGCGCCATCTGCCGAACGAAGAAGCCCGGAAACAAGCGATGTAAGTACTTCTTCGTTGACCACTGCCACGATTCGGGCAAGGTTCGCGGCCTACTTTGCTACGAGTGCAACTCCGCTCTTGGATTCGCCCAAGACAGCACGGTGCGTCTCGGCGCGATGATCGAGTATTTGCACAAAGCGCAAGATCCCCTCGCTACCCCTTCAGGGTCGGCAGAGACAGGATCAGGGACAGACACAACGTCACAATGCAGGAGACGTGTGTAAGGGCGAGAGAGACTCTCAGACCGTGGGGGCAACGGATACGGCGGTCTTCGTCTTGAAGCGAAGGGCGGCATTCACGAGCGCGAGAATGTAACCCTGAACGATCGGATCAATGACGAATCCGTACTCGGACTGGACGAAGAGGGCGACAGCGGCGACGAGGTTGGCCCAGAGCGTCGTGGATTGCCAGAATGGCTTGGGAGAGGTCATGCCGACACTCTACCAGTCTTTCATCGTGCAGACGAATTGCCAGAACCCGTCTGTTGTGTGGGGATAGCTCTCGGCGGGAGAACCTCAAACTCTCCGGTGCGGTAGGTCTTTTCGATGATGTGCTGACGCTGGCCCTCGGCATAGGCGTTCAGCTCGAAATAGTAGTGGCCTGGAGGAGCATCGCGGGGAATCGGTTTGAGATTGCCGTCGCTGATCTTGCATGGTTCCTCGCGGTCGCGGATGAGGAACAGGTAAATCGGCGGGACGAGAAAAGAGACTGCGGGATCGTCCACCTTCACAAGCTTCTGGACGACGTTGTAGCTGGTGGAGTAATTGATGCAGTAGTCGAAAATGAAACTCGCCTTGTCTCCGGCGTGGAAAGCTGGTGCAGTCGGTGGAAGGGGTTCCTGATTGAGCGTGATTGGGAACTCGTCGGTGAGATAGAGATACTGCTCTCTGAGGACCGTAACTCCAATTGCCATCACGAAAAGGAAGATCGCTGTTAAGCCGTAGTTCTTGAGGGTATCCATCATCTACTTAGATTGCCGGACTTTGTACATCTTCACAAGTTGATCGATGCCCTTGTTTCCGGCGTGTCCAAACAGCCCAGCTCCGACAAGAATAGCGGTCTGAGATTCCCAGATTTCAGAGATGGCCATACCTGCAAGTAGCCCGGTGATGGCCGCAACACACAGAGAGCCAAAGAAGCGGATAAAGAACCACACGACGGTGTGACGGGTGAGAACGAGCGGAACTTCTCCTTGAAGGCTAAGGGCAATGTACTTCGCCATGCCTCCAATCGCCCCGAAGCCCGCGTAGAGGAGCCAAGTGGTGAGAGGGATTCGCTCAGGCATCAGGTGAGGGATTCAACGGCACCTTGTACAAAGGGCACCTCGATGTAGGGAACGGCGTAGTCCTCGTCTTTCCAATCGACGACTGAGCCGTCTTCTGCGTTGAGGCGGAGGGAAGCGAAGTATGATCCCTGAAGTGCAGCCGTATCGGTCGGTTCAAGCAGGACGCGGGCCATTCCGTTTTCGATAGTGATGCCGCTTCCTAGCGTTTTGGCGACAACGGCATCTTCGTCGCTATCGAGGAGATGCCGCTTCAGCATGAATTTGGCACCAGAGAATCCAGTCGCTTCGATCTCCGTTCCTTCCTTCTCTTCGTCAGTCCATTTGGCGTAAGTCGTCTCGAAGTCGATCGCGTGGGTGGTGCCTGAAGAGAGGGGGTCGAGCTGGCGATGGGTCATACACTTCCCATGATACCTGTGGTATTGCTTATCGCGCCACGCACGGAATCGCGGTTGGCGAGTGTGCCTCTGAGAGCGGTGTGATTGCGGATACTGCCAGCGATTGTGGTGCGGTTCGTCAGCCGACCCGTGACGATTGATCGATTGCTGATTGAACCAGTGAGCGTGACGACATGCCTTCCCTGTCCCGTAACGGCCTGCACTGCCGGTTCCGGTAGCACGGCTGCTCCTGTCAGCGTGTCTGCCTGAAGGCTTACCCCGACAGACGGTTCCTGAGCGGGTAAGACTCCCGTTCCGCCCACTGGAGAAGGCTCTGCTGCCGCTTCCGTAGAGAGGTTTGGAGCTGGGACGCTTCCTGAGCCAGAGCTGGGGTCCGCGTCTTGGGATGTACCGGTGCTGACCACCGGGGACATAACGCTGCCCGCTCCCGCGACGGTAGACGGTGAGACGTCGGTGACGCTGCCGGCGTCAACCGATGGAGCTGGCGTCGTGCCTTCTCCCGCAACAGTTGATGGCTGGAGCTCTGCTTCTGCAGCAACGGATGGTGTAGGCGTTGATCCCTCTCCGCTCGTGCTCTCCGCCGGAGCGTCTGAGCCAGTGCTGATCGCAGGGGCCTCTGAGGCTCCCGCTCCAGTGACCGTGTCGACTGGAATGCCTACTCCTGCATCGGACTGTACGGTGGGCTGTGGTACGGCTCCGGAACCGCCAATCGTCTCTGGCGTCGCGGACGCGGCAGCGCTGACGCCGGGGCTCGGCGTCTGTCCTTCGCCCGTTGGTGCGTCTGCGTCCTCTTGAGCGGCCGCCGTGATGCCCGCTGAAGGCACTTCTCCCGTGCTTTCGAGACTGTCGGGGGCGATACCGCTTCCAACGGTGACAGACGGCTCTGAGAGGCTTCCTATCCCTTCTACGGCGTCGGGCGAAGCCGTCGCTCCGCTTTCTGTGGCTGGAGCAGCGGGAGAACCTTCGCCTGCCGCGCTCTCCGGTGAGACGTTTGCCGCTTGCTCTCCGACCACAGCAGGAGCCGGAACTTCGCCGATCCCGGACAACGCGTCAGTTTCGATGCTCTGTCCAGCCGAAACGCCGGGAGCTTCGACCGTTCCCTCGCCAGCCGTGCCGCCTGACACGTCCGTTCCCGTCGAGATAACTGGATCTGGGACGGTGCCCGTTGCTTCTTGTGCGGCGGGAGTGACTTCCGCTGCCTGTCCTGCGAAGATGGACGGGGCAGGAGTGGAACCTGCTGCCGACGGATCGTCCGCCTCCAGATCGCTTCCACTGGAAACAGAAGGGCTCGGCGTTGATCCCGCTGCCTCGACCGACGAAGGAGCGTGCTCGCTCGCGGTGCTGAGAGAGGGAGCCGGGAGTGCTCCCGTGCCGGCTACGGCATCAGGCGTGACGGTCGCGACTTGGCCTGCCTCGACCGCGGGTGCGGGCGTCGAACCTGCTGCGTCAAGTTCATCGGCAGTGGCAGAGGCGGATTGCTGGGCCTCGATGGACGGTGCCGGCGTTGCTCCCGCTCCCGTGATGCTGGCAGGTGAGACAGCGGCGGCTTGGGCGGCCGTGACGGTCGGGCCTTGGACGCTTCCCGCCGCCGTGACAGGCGAAGGGGTTGCTTCGGCCGGTGAACTCGACCCCGCTGCAGCCCATGACGCGAACACTGCAGCCGGGACGCTGCCGCTGGACCAGTTGCAGGTGATCGGCAGATTGCTCTCAGCACTCGGAAACGCGCCGCTCGCACCGGAATGCGTGGAGAAGGCATTGAAGTTGTCGTCAAAGTCTTCCGTCAGTCCGGTCCACGTCGCGCTGTCAGCAGCGGCGCTGTTTGCTCCGGCAATGGCAACACCCCCTGCGGGGATATCCAGATTCACGGTCGGATCCGTCGCCGTGCTGGTGGCAGAGTCGTACGCGGTCACCCCGTCGATGCCCACGACCCTATAGGCCGCGACAGAACAACGAAGGTGATGAATGTTCATCGTGACCACGATGTCGCCGGTCGTACCTGTGGGGACGGCTGCGATGGCGATAGCCGAGACGTTGCTGTTGGTGCCTCCGGGGTTCGTGATCTGATTCGTTATCGTCGCTGGTACTCCTGCGATAGTGACGGAACTAACCGCTCCATCCGACTCGAAGCCCGCGCGAGCGACGATGCTGACAGCGATGTACCGCTCCGCATCCGCTGCGCCGAGGTTCTGGTCCTCAAACGTGAACGTCGTCTGCGACGTGATATCCTCTGCCTGCTGAAGAAACGCCACGCGAGCTCCGACCGAGGGCATTGGTGCCGGGATCGTACCTGCCCCCGCGACTGCGGAAGGGGTGACGTTCTGCGGCGTGGCGAATAACTCGCCATAGGTGGTGCCGGAACCGCCGTTGTAGAGATCGGAGACTTCGGTCGACGTGAGTGCCCTGTTGGTGATGACGACTTGCTGGACCTTTCCGTCGAGGTACTGGTTGAGCTGGCTTTCGCGACGTCCGACGTAGATTTCACTACCTGACCAGTTGGTGTTGATCGTGAAGGCCGCGCTCGTCCCGATGGAGGAGCCGTTCTTGTAGGCGGTGTACCGTCCCGTCGAGTGGTCGTAGGACAGAGCGACGTGCGTCCATGTGGATGCGGAAATCGTGCTCGACAGATCCACGAGCGTTCCGTTGCTTGCACCCATACGGAACAGAAGCGTCCCGTTGACGTTCAGAATCGAGAAGTGGGGAACGGCGTCAGCGTTTCCGTTGTGAAGAAAGCGCTGTGCTCCGGTGGTTGTGTCTAGGTAGACCCAGATACTCACCGAAAACGACGCTTGGTTCGTGAGCTGGTGGTTCAGCTCCACCCGGTCCGCGTTCCCCGGCACGAAGTCGAGGACATGATCGAAGGACGCGGAAAGAAGCGGGCTGGAGAGCCAGTCGGGCGTGTGAAGCGAGCCGTGGTTCCCGTTGCCCGACGCGTCGGTCAGCGTCGCTCCCGAACCATCCGTTAGGTCGTACCAAGCTTTGATGTCGGTACTGAGGAGGCTCATCCGGGATGTTGGGGGCGTATGTGTGCCCCTATTCTACCACTCCTTTCCGACGGTCAGGCGTAGTAGAAGATGCCGCTGGGGTTCCACGTGATAGAGAAGGCGGCGTTGCTGGAGGTGTAGTTGCTGCCGAAGTCGATCAGGGCGAGCAGCGGGCTTGTTGAAGCCGTGCCGGTGCTGCGGTAGACAACGGCGTAGCGGGCCGTGATGGAGGAGCTGGCCCACGAGACGTCGGCGGCGTCAAAGACGCCACGGTCGTTCGTGTCGTCCTTCGTGACCGTCTTGCTGCCGAGCGTCGCGCCTCCGGCGGTATAGCCGGTGCCGGATGCCTCGTAGGTCGACACGTCGTCGAAGAAGTCGTGGTCCTTGTTCGGCGTGTACGAACTGGTGAGAAGAGCTACTTTGATCGTCGCGCTTTCGAGGTCAGTGTCGGCCTTCATCAGCTCCGTATGGAGCTGGTTGTAGAGCAGGGATGCCATTATTCAGCGGGGGAATCGGATGAATCTCCTTTCTGTTCGGACGTGCGGCCGTCAACGATGTCTGGCATGACGTTTACAGAACCGTCTTCGTTCTGGGCCGGTGATGTGGGAGAGGTGTTTTCCATGCGGTCATTATCCCCCTCCTGATTCAGGAGCGCAAACATCAGTCGTGCAGGGGCAGTGCTGGGCCTTCGGGAACCATCACGGGTTCTCCACCGATGCCGAGGCCGAAGGTGATTTCAGGGTTGAGCACCCGTAGCTCATAAATGACGCCCGGATCCAGAACGGAGTTCATCACCTCATCGCCGCGAATACGCTTCCACTCGCCGCCTGGAGCCCGTATTTCGATCTCAAAGATGCGGAAGATGCCGTTTTGCGGGTGAAGGTTAGCCATGGGCCGGAGTATTCCACTCTCGTGAGAACATCGCAATCAGATGCGATCGATCTTAGCCTGAAGCTCGCGCCTTGCCGTTCGTAGCTTCGCCTTCCGCTCCTCCGTGACTGCGGGCGATGCGATGGCGTGATCCATCTTCGCGAGTCTCTTTTGAAGATCTGATCGCCATTCGTTCCTGGCACGCGTTAGATCCAGCTTCCTGCCGCTCTTGAATTGCGCGAGCGTGAGCCCCTGCGTGTACTGGAGGTGCGGCTTGTCGGGAAAGGACGTCCAGTCGCCGCCCCACTCGAATCCGAGTTGCTTCGCGATCGAAGCGATGTTCTTGTATCGATGAAGAGCCGCCCATTCGAGCAAGTACCGTTTGGAGAGCGGAATGCCGAGCGGCCCCACCGGCACGATGTCGATGGCAACACCGTGGACGTGCAGCGAGTTGTTGCCAGAGGCGTTGGTAACGATCCTGCCCGGCTTGGTCCTGCCCTGAGCGTAAAGAGCGTTCTGCTGCGCGATCGTCCGTGTTCCGTCCGTGATGAGAACGTCTTCGCCGATCTCCTCTAGGTGCTCCAAGAGCTGTCGGACCTTCACGGCCGCTGCTGGGTCGAGTGAGGCGATGGCCGATTGATTGCGGGTTTCGTAGGTCAGAGGTTAGTTGAGGATAACAGTGGCGCTTGGCACCTTCGAGGCAAGAAGGGTGAATGACTCTGCTGTGACGAGGTGGTTTGTCATGTTGTCGGAGATATAGAGCTGTACCAAGTCACCTGCGACGACAGTGATGTCCTCGGTGTAGTCAACCCCGCCCGTCGAACTGTTCGTTCTCTCCGTTCCCACGGCCACGCCGTTGACGTAAATCCGACCTTTTGCTGTCCCAAGTGCGCTAGCAACCCGGAGGTTGAAGGAGACGCGGATCGTCCCTCCCATGTTGACTCGTATCTCCTTCTTCTTCGTGTAGCCGGTGTTCTGCACTGTGACCGCAGCGGCAGCCTGTGCGAGGACGGCAGTGCCTGCAACGAACGATCCGGGGTAGAAGTCCATCGACTCGATCTTGTCGCGAACGGCGTTCTTGCTCGGTGCCACGTCGGTGACGCCGTTCCAGGCCGTCGCGTCGTAGGCGTCGTCGCTGATCGTGCCGACGTTGGCATGAAGTTCGGCCAGAACCTCTTCGACAGTCTCTCCGGCGAAGTTTCCGGCTGCGTCTTCCACGCCGATGCCCGACGCCCCTTTGCCCGTTGCCGTCGAAGCCATGTCTGCCACACGAGCAACGTCGGCTAGCACGTCCGGGTCCAGCTCCACGAACGTGCGGCTGTCCGTGATCTGGTCGTCGGTGACGCTCGCATCGCTCGCGGGGACGTCGATGATCGCCAGCGTTATTGCGTTCGCGGGCTCTGCCTGTGCGGTGGGCGAACCAGCGGGGGTGCCTGCGAGCAGCTCAAGCACAGCGATGTTGGAACTAGCGGCGTTCGGATCCTGCGAGACGTCGATCCGCAGCACGAGACGGTCTTTGCGAGCGTTGGTGCCGTCAGCGGTCGTGACGGAGAGGCTTTCAATTCCGGTGCTCTCGAACCACGTCTTATAGGTGCGTCCGTGGGCGACGTTCGTGTTCGTGATCTCGATGAGGGCCAATCCGGCGGAGACTTCCACCGTCATGTTGGCCCCTGCCGCTCGCTGGGTGACGGCAAAGCCCCGCACGACGCCTTCGGTCAGCAGTTCTGTCGGAACGCGAGTCAGGTCATAGTCGTTGACGCCGGGTACGATCGCGGCGGTAACGGGGGAGTTGATGGGATAGGCGCGAAGAACCATAGATTAGGGTTACGCAGGGAGTATATCACGAGAGAGCATTTTCCATGTCACGGATGCGGCGTGAGAGGTCTTTGACCTGGGCGGCGTCCAGGTAGCTAGCAGTGACGAAGACTCCGGCTTCCGAAAGCGTGAGAGCGAGCGTCTCGCTACCGGTATCGTCGACCGTCACGTTGATCTCCGCGATGCGCTTCGCGGTCGTCTGGCTTTGGTTCTCCGTCTGGATCGTGACTGTGCGCAGGTCGCCCACGCGGAAGTCCGTCACATCGAAACCTGTCTCCTCGCGCTCTCCAGAGATTTGGTTGAAGGTTTTGCCCTTTGGTTGTGGAATGATCTGAAAATCAGGGATCGGGTTTGATCGCTGCTGACCGTAGGTCGTGGTGAGCTGCTGGAGTGTCGCGTCGTTCTGGGCCTCATTGAAGGCTCTCACTTCCTCGATCAGCCCATACGTCGTTTGATCCGGGGCATTCCAGACGTAGTCCGCAAGATCGCTGCTTGTGCCGATGACGCGGGTAGCCATATCCCTGCCGCTCTCGCCGATCTGCATACTGTTCACGTTGGTGCCCGGTTGTCCGCCGCGTTGGAAGATGAGCGACGTTTGACTCGTCTTGTCCGTTCCCAGCAGCGGCACGACATTGAGCGCGAAGCTCGCGTCTACCTCGAACTCCGCGCCCACGGATGCGGATTTCAGCTCGATTGCCTTCAGCAGATCGGTTCGTCGCTGCAAAGAGATGTTGCTGGTGGCCGCGACTCCGCCCGTCCCTTGGACGATGCCGGTGTCCTGGTCTGCGTTGGCTTCCGAGAGGAGCGTGAATGCGTCTGCCGAGCCCTGCCCGTTGAGCACTTTGTTCTCCGCGGCGAAGCGTCTTGCGAGAATGCCGAGCATCCCCGTACAGATCACCTCGATTCTGCCGTCCACCTCGTTCTTGTCCTCGATATACCCGGACCATTCCGCTGTCTCTCCGCGCGAGAGGAGCACGCGACGGAAGAGGCGAAGATTCTCCGGTGTCGCCTTCGGATGATTGGCGGGTATGGAGAAGGTCAGCTTGCCGGGAGCATTGATGCGGTGGCTCCAGCGTTCGACGGAGATAACGGGCGAGGAGAGCGACACGTGCGGGGTAAGCGGGCCCGTGGTCGAGAAGAGGTACAGCCTATACATAGGCGTTGCGGAAGCTGACCGTGATCTCTGCTTCCAAGGTGCCGGGCGTGGAGTCCAGCAGGTTCAGCTCATTGACGCCCGGCTCAAGGAAGATCCACTGCGAGTCGCTGGAAAGGTAGGCCGAGACGTCTGTTTCAACGTCAGAGGAGTCGAACTTGGTGATGCTGTAGCTGGCGGTGTCGATCTCCACCCGCTCGTCCGCGAGGAGAGTGAGTCCGGTCAGATCCATCGTTTTGCCGGTCGTCTCGTTGGTGACGACTGGATCAGCCGTCGGGCCATAGATGGTGATGACGGGAGGAGTGCCCGTTGTTCCCTCGTTCTCGACGCTGAGGCCGTACACAAGCGATTCCTGCAGGGCCGGGAGGTTCCCGTCCTGGAGAGCCATCAACGAGCCGTCCTGAAGCGTGAAGGTCGAGCTGTACGATGCTTCGGGCCCGGTGGTTTCAGAGAGGCTCTGGGCGTAGAGGAACGGATCTTCCGCGATCATGGCGAAGCGGAATCGGGAGAGCGTCGATTTACCTTCAGCGAACAGCGTGAACTCCGGCATGTCGATGATCTTCGCGTACGTCTGAAGCGAGAGCCCATCCTCGGTCGTGATCTGGATGAGCTTGTAGCCGTCGTTGCCGGTGAGGGACTGGCTTCGCGGCAGAGCCAAGCACTTGCGGAGGTTCTGCTCCAACGTGATCCGTTGGGCGACGCTCGTGCCATGGATCTCGCCCTCGAAGGGCAGGAACCGGGGGCCGTAGTAGGACAAGCTGCCTTCGACGCCATGGTCGCCCTGCTTGGGCGTTTCGCTTCTGCGCGTGCCGAGAGCTGAGAGCAGCTCCTTGATGTTGGTCACGCTATAGAAGTTGCTTCCTGAGCGCAGGTTGACGTTCAGATGAACCGTGACGGTGCCGACGATGGAGATGCGGGCATAGCTCATGTGACTTTCTTGAGATTCCAGCTAATCAGCTTCGGGTCAGCGTTTACGCGTGCCGCATCCCCGTAGTTGTTGACGTTCACGTTGTTCGTCTGCGTGCTGGTGTTGGTGACGCCGGAGGGATTGAGACTGCCGGGCGTCATGCCGAGGGAGCGGTACTTCCGCTCCAGCTTGTCCAGTTCGTCGATTTGGGCCTGGACGTGGGTTCTCGTGTCCTCCTCGATGAGTCTGTTGGTAATCTGCGTCTGCGTGTAGCGGTCATTCAGGGCATCGACGATAGCCCGCTGCGTTTCAACTGCCTGAGACTTCAGGACGTCCAATCTATCCCGCTCCTCATCGATCTGCCGCAGTAGATCGTCCCTCTTCTGCTTCTCCTCATCGATGAGAGCCTGCTTCTTCTGGGCAGCTTCCTCGTCGGAAAGCTGAAGATCGGTGAGGCCCGAGAGCCGTTGTGCTTCGGCCAGCTCTGCGGGGCTGGCACCGGCCAATTGCGAGTCGATCTCTCCGATCCTGAAGCTGTCATCTCCAGATAGGCCCGCGCCGGGCGTATACTTCGCGCGGATCTCGTTCTGTTCCTTCAGAAGCTCGGTGATCTTTCTGAGACGCGCTTCTGCATTGTCGGCGTCGATCTCTTTTAGGTTCGCCGCCAGATCGTCCTGCAACCCCTTCAGTTCCGCTCTCAGGTCGGCCAGCTTCTTCGCCGAAGCTTCGATCGCGTCCTGCTGGTCCTCCCACTTATCCACCAGATCGTCCATCGCCTCGCCCGCGAACTCCAAGCGGCCGTTGATCCGCCGCAGCTCTTCCTCTTCGCGCTTGGTCAGCACGCCGAGCTTCTGACGTAGCTCCAAGTCCTCTTTGCGGGAGCGGATGTTCTCCAGATTGAGCTTCGCCTCTTCAGACAGAGCTTTCAGGATGTCCTCTTGTGCCTTCACGATGTCGTTGAGCAGCTTCTCTTGCTCCTTGGCAGCAGACGCACCCCCACCTGCTTTCGCTCCCGTTCCCTCGTACTCCTTCATCATCTCCTGCAAGGTCTTCACGCCCGTCGCTTCGTACTGCGTCGGCACGTTGAAGTCGGGGCGGGTGAACTGAGGCTTGTTCTTCTCGGCCTCGATCCGTTGTCCGAATGCACCGAATGCACGCGCCGCTCCAGCCCTCAATGCTGGTCCCGTGACTGGTCCGAGCGCTGTGTCGATCAGTCCGTTTACTCCGGACTTAACCGTGCTGGCGATGGCCCCGCCGATGTTCGTCACGCCGAGGACCGAGAGCAGCCGCTGGATGTCCTGAATGAGGAGCCCGACGAAGATGCGGGTGTTCTGAAGAGCTCCGTTGAGCAAGGCCAGTCCGCTCGCGAGCGCTGGCGTGGCACTCTTGCCGAGCTGTTCGTTCAGTTCCGTGATCTCGCCCGTGAGACGTCTTTGCTGATTGGCGTAGCTCTCTGCGGTGCGTGCGGCATCGCCTTGGGCCGTCTCCGTACGCGCGAGCAGGTAGTTGTACCGAAGGGCGGTCAACTGAGCCTGGTTCATTGTCTCGATCTTCTTGCTGATCCCTTTCTCCAGCGCAAACGCCGCGAGGTTCGCCTGGGTCATCACGACGCCGAATCGCTTCATCGGCTCCAGCTCGCCTGTGATGGCTGACCGGAGTGCGTTGAACGCCTCGATGTCCGACGTGTTGTGGAAGGACGCGAGGTCCACCGCGAGCTTGGCAAACTCCGTGCTCATGCCTGCCGTGGCCTCTTTCGTGAGGCCGGCGGCATCGATCACCGCTCCTAAGTCTGCGGCGTACTGCAGGATCGCCGAGTCCGCACGACCTACCTCTTCGGCGATCGCCTTCACCCGCGTCTCGACCTGTGGAAAGGTCTGCCCGAAGACGACGCGGGCCTTGCTATCCAGCTCCTGCATCGCTGAGCTGGAGCTGAGGATTGCTCCTCCCCAATCTTTGAAGAAGGCGATCGCACGCTGGACGCCTGCCGCACCAAGGAATCCTGCTCCGACCGCTCCAGCGATCTTGCCCGCTCCCGTCGAGAAGAAACCCGTCTTCTCGACTCCCTGAGCGGCCGATCGGACGTCCTTCAGCTTCTGTTCAACTTCGGACAGCTTCCGAGCTGTGCTGATGAACCGTTGCGTGCCGGGCGCGAGATTGTCGAGCGACTTAGAGAGGGCCGTCGCTTGCGTCTTTAGAGCCGCGATACTTCCTGCTGCGGGCTTCGCTTTGTCCTCAATTGCCTTGACGCCGGTGGCGGCTTTGATGGCGTTCTCATTAAACCGGCGAAATTCAGCCGTTGCCTTCTTCAGGTCCTCATGGAGGGCGGTTGTATCGCCGTAGATTTCTAATCCGGCGTTGGGCACGTCCCCAGTCTAGCGCATATGTGGTGCGTCGCGCTTGCCCTCCTTTTCGTATAGCGCAGCAACCCCTCCTTCTAGTTCAAGGTTCACGCTCTTCCGCGCGAGACGGGGGTTATCTCCCTCCAGATAGGACAGCGATTCATCTAAGCGAGACTGCACGATGGAGAGAAGCAAATCGCAGGGAACGGTCAACGCAACGTCGTACGGCTGGTTCTTCTCCATCAGGAGATCCATCAGTCCGTGGATGACGGGGACGCTGTGCCCTCCGTGGTCCTTTCCTCCGTAGACAAGTCGGACATCTCCGTAGACGACGTGGAGCTGTTGCAGGCGTTGATGGAACGCAGAAACTCGGCTCTCACATGCGAAAAAAAAAGCGCGAACAGCGTAGGATCGGCCTGCTCGTAGTCGAAGTCAGCAGGGAAGTACGGGCGGCAGAAATCCTGATAGGCGTGCAGGACGGTCTTATCTGACCGTCGAACGCGAAACCACGCCCATTGCAGCTCCGCGCAGCGCATGAGCGTCTCTTCGACCTGTTGAAGCAACGCCACGGTGAACGGGACGCGAACCTGCACGACGCCGTCTTTCAGCTCCAGCGGGATCTCGATGGTGCGAAAGGCGTGAAGCACGGACGAACAATGCCTGAAACGAAAAAGAGCGGCAAGTGCCGCTCTAATCCGTCCTCCTTATGGATCAGACGTTGTACGTGTCCACGATGGACCACGGGGCGTAGTTCTGTGCCTCTTCCTGCGTGTCCTGAGCGAAGACGAGATTGAGCACGTTGAGGTTCTGGTTCTCGGTGCTGACCTTGAGCAACCGCTGGACCAAATCGGACTCGATCGTCGCGTTCGGAAGGTAGTAGCGGATGTACTTCGTCGGGTCGGTGGGATCGGGCAGAATCTCGATCACGAAGTAGCGCGGAGCCAGCTCGCCGCTCTCGACCGGCTTGAGCATCGTGCTCGCCAGCGGGGTGTAGCTGTACGTGACGAGGATGTCCGTATCAACCGGGATGTCTCCGGCTCCGACGTGGCTGATGTAGGAGTAGCCGGTGTCCGCATCAACAGCAACGGCGTAGTCAGTGGCGACGGTGAAGGTCGTGGACACGTCATCCGCTAAGGTGACGGCGGAAATCGTGACGGGGGTTTTGTCTCCGTTGAAGCCGGGCAGCAGGAAGGCTTCGCCGGTATTGCGGAAGCGAACGCGAACGGTCTCCGATTGTGCGGTGGTACCGTCGTAGTTGGTATTCGTGACCGCTCCGCGCAGGAGCAATTCGAGCTTCGCGTTATCGCGGGGGTTGTACCAGTCACAGGTGAGTCTGGCCTTCATGTCGATGAAGGACAGAACGGTGATACCAGACGGGCTCTTGAGCTTTACGGGATTGGCGGGATAGGCCATCTCGATGGAATCGACGAGCGAGATTTCAACCAAGTCTTTGACGCCGGACGATTCATCCCAGACGTAGAGTCGGCCTTTCTCTTTGGGGAGGGCTTTGACGTTGCTCATGGGTGCGGAGAGGGGGTAATTGCCCTCAGTCTACACCCTTATGAGAGGACGCCAAAATGCAGTGATACCGTCACCACTTTGTGCTCCGTAATGGGGTTCCGGCTCTGGCTGAAGAGCGCGGGGCCGAGCACTTCGTAATGCGTTCCGTCCGAAAAGATGTTGGAATCACAGAAGATGTCCCGCACTTCGCGAGCGAGCCTCCATAGCTCGGAGGCGTCCGTGCCCTCGCCGGTGACATGGAACATCGCTTCCGGTTCGCTCCACTCGGTCAGACGGTGGACGTTTACCGGGAGGAAGTCCACGGTGATGAACGGCGTTTGTGCGGTCGGAGACTCGTCGCCGTCGAAGACTTTGAACCGGCCTTTGCTGTCGTTGAAGCTGGCGAACGTCGGATGAGCTTTGAGAGTGCCGAAGAGCTTTGGGAACATGTCCACGCTCACAGCATACATCAGCGGAGCTTCTTCAGCTCGGCCATGACTTCAGCGCGATAGAAGCTCAGCAGCTCGGCCTCCAGTCGGGCGAAGATGCGTTTCTCCTTGGTGCCCCTGGTCGCGATGGATCTGCCAATCAGATAGAGCGCGGAGAGGTGCTCTCTGTAGGCTTTCTGCTGCGCCGTGGCCTTCTTGCCGCCTGTCGTCGCGAGTGCCTTTAGTTGCTCGTAGGTGAGGTTCACGCGGGTGTTCACGCCACGTTCCTTGAGCTTCCGACCTACCCACTTCGTCATCGCGTCGAGATTCGGGAAGCTGCCGGGTTTGCGTCCGTGCTCCACCCACCACATATGCGGCGCGGCGGCAAAGAGGTGTCCGGTCACGCGGGAGTCTCTGACAGTGATGTCGTGCGTGACGCTGCGAAGGCCCTCTCCGGTGTCGTAGGCTTCCGCGGCGATGATCCGCTTCGCCTTACCCTCTCCGTGGATCATGGTCGATCGCATGGCCCGCACGGCGGCTTGCTGGGCGTCCTTCTCCAGCTTCTTGAAGTACGCTTCGGCCACCTGCGGGATGTTGCTCTTAATCCTCATCGGCGGTCTTGAGGCGTTCGATGTCACACGCCCACCGTCCGCCCCGGAGATCGGGCACGAAGACGGGATCGTTCACGGTGTAGGTGAGGATCTCGTTGGATCCGTCCATGCGGACGTCGACTTCGCATCCGACGGGCAGGGAAGGGCTCGCGTAGGTGGTGAACGAAAGGCCCAGCACGGGTTTGCTCACCTCTCTCAGTCCATCCTGGTACTTCACCCGTGTTCCTTTGCGGGTCGCGACGAAACAGCGAACGTCCTGCAGCAGCTCGATCGACGTTCCCTGCTCAAGCCGGCCAGTAGTTTGGTTGTAGGTTTCTCCCGTGCCTCTGAAGGTGGCGGTAGCGTTGAAGATCACGTGTCGAGTCTAGCACGGTTCGCCCACGGCGAAGTAACCTCCGACTCTGCGGTAGGGATCAAGCAACGGATAGACTTCGGGAGGGAAGCTCTCGAAGCCGATCTCTGCTTCCTGCGTTCGTTTGTGCTTCGTGTAGGAATGTCCTTCGCCTCCCCACGATGCAACCTCGTGGGGAAGCACTCCCTTGTGCCGTCTCTCCAGCATGGAATCTGCGACCATGCGGGTTGCGAGAGCGACGCGACGGGGAATGAACGTCTCTCCTGCGTTCTCGTCTTGAGTGCGCGGGAAAACGAATTCCTGTTCGTCGTCATAGGGAGCCCAGCCCGAACCGATGTAGGCGTCAATCAAGGCCATCGCTTCGATGACCAGTGACTCGACCTCCTCATTAGTCTTGGCTTGAAGTAGGGTTTGGACCGTGGATTGGGTCCGATAGTCCGCAGCCGTCAGGTAGAACAGCTCAGGATTGCTCGGCATCAGAGTCGCGGGATTTCTTCTTCTCCTTGTCCTCTTTCGCCAGACCGGCGAGCGTCATCTGACGGATGAGCTTGGGATCGTCCGTGTGGTACGGCTCATTCTGCTCCAGCGTGAGTCCGGCGATGAAGAGGCGCTTTTCAGGGCCTGTGTAGACGAATGTCTTCATGATCGGTCGGGGGTAAGTTCCTTCACGTCCTTCTCGTTGGACATGCGGGCCTCAAGGGCCGCGATTACCAGCGTGTTCTCCGTGGAGAAGGGCTTGCCATGGTGGAGAGTCTCGCCTTTCACGCCGATGGAGTTCTTGGGTCCGGTGTACTGAAAGATGCGCATGGATGCGGGGGAAAGGATTACTTCTTCGCTTCCGTCTTCTTCTCAGCCTTCTTCTCCGTCTGCGGGCCGGAGAGCAGTTCCGCCCGGCGAGCCTTCTCCTCTTCCTCGTGTTTCTCCATCGACTCAGCGATGGACGGCTTGGTGTCCTTGTCGAGACGAACGGCCTTCTTGTAGGTCACGAGCTTCTCAGCGACGTCCTCGTACACCTCCACGACCTCGCCGAGCGAGAAGACGCGGGGCGTGCGGTTCTTCTTCTCCTTCTCGAAGACGGAGCGGGGTTCGATCACCTTGCCGTCGGTGATCTCGATTTTGACGTTCTTGGCCTCAGCCATAGGGAATGGGGGTAGTCAGATAGAACAGGGGCCTTTCGGCCCCCGTGATGGGCTTAGAAGCCCGTGACCAGCTTGGCGTGGACCTTGTCCGCGTTCTGCCAGATCGTGCCCCACTTCTGGTGAAGGTAGGACACCTTGTTCTTGAAGTTCGACTCGCTCTCCTCGTCGATGACGTTCATGTTCCAGACCTTGCCCGTATTGTCCTGGTAGTACGCTTTGCGAGCGTAACGGGTGGAGACGAAGCGGACGTCGTTGTCGATGATCGTCGGGTCCATGTAGAAGGGGTAGCGCACGCCGTTGACGGTCACGCCCTTGATGGACAGGCCGACGAAGACGGAGTCTTCGGGAGCGACCTCGGAAGAGAAGTCGGTCATGGAGTCCTCGTACTCGTAGTACGCATCCGGGCTGACGAGCACGGCCGTGCCTGCGCCGACACCGGCACCGTTGGCCTGCAGGAAGCGGGCGACGCCCTTGATATCGTCCATGTCCGGGGTACCGGAGACGGCGGCGTCGATCTCATTGCCTGCCATGGCGACAACGTGGTCGAAGCCTGCCGTGGCGGCACGCTGACCGGCTGCCTCATCGGACGGAACGCCGTAGATGATGTTCTTGTTCAGATCTTTGACGTACTCCTCGATACGCTCGTCAATCAGCATCTCCTCGTTCATGCCCCAGTTGAGCTGCTGGCCGAGGAAGGTGCGGGAGAAGTCGAGACGCTCGGTGGAGTCCTGGATGTAGTTCTCCTCCGTGGTCGTGCTGCCGAAGCGCGACGTAGCGTTCAGCTCGTCGTAGTGCTCGGCGTGACCGATCCTGTGGAAGGTCTGGCCGATCGCGACGTTGGCACCGGCCGCGTCGCCGATCACGTCAACACGCTCAAGCGTGGCGACACCCGTCGTGGTGTCGTAGGAGTCGATGACGAACACCTGCTTCGTCGGCGAGTGGTACAGGATATGACCCGCCGTCAGACGCTTACGCGTGGCGGAGTCGAAGGTGATCGTCGTGGAAGAGCCGGTGGTATAGAGCGTCGTGGAAACGACCGTGCTGCCTTCCGGCGCGCGGCTCGCCATCTTGTAGTCGAGACCCGTGAGAGGCTTGCTCCACGGAATCAGATCCCACGAACGGGAGAACTCGGGCTGCACCCTGTCGAGAAGGGAGAGGGTGAGCGGGTCTGGCTGCACCGCATCGCTGTCGTAGGTGCGCCATTTGGGGATAACGATGGACATCGGGTAGGGAAATGAGGGGATAAAGAGTGCCCTCAGCTACCTTTCAGCTCCTCGTTGAGACGCAGCATTTCCTGTGTCTCGGCCGGTGTGCGACGCGGCTTTCTCGTCAGTTCGGTCAGACGATCCTGAGCAGAAGCGTCGACCTCTTTGCGAACACCGGCACCCACGGCGGGCTTCTTACCGGATTCGAGGAGAGACTTGGCGTACTTGGCTTGAGCGAGACGTTTAGAGACGGGATCAGTGTCGTCGAGAGGCGGCTTCTTCTCGTCGGGGATCCCTTTCAGGATCTCGACGAGTTCGGCTTCCTGCGCATCCTCGAAGGTTTTGACCTTCGCTTCAGCGGCATCGGCTCGGGCCTTCTCGCGGGCGGCTTCGTCGGCTTTGGCTTTCGCCTCGGCCTCGCGCTGCTGGGCGAGTTCCTCGAACTTCTTCTCGTCGGCGAGCTTCGCTTCGGCTGCCTTGCGGTCAGCTTCTTCGCGTTCGCGGAGCTTCTTCTCGGCTTCGGCCGCCCGTGCCTCTGCGGCTTCGCGGGCTTCCTGGACCTTCTTGAAGTTGCTCTTCTTCTCCTCGTCTTCGTTTGCCTGACGCTCTGCCTCTTCACGCTTTTGACGTTCCTCGTCCGTCTCCGCCATGTTGAAAGCGAAAGGGCCACGGAACTGCGAGAAGAGAACTGGCTTGGAGCTGTGGGTAGAAAGGACGGGTGCCGCAGTAACGCCGGGCGAGACGAGAGAAGCGTGACCCTGCTTCAGGGAGACATCAGACATCTGATGAGGGGGAAATGACAAAGAACTGCCCGCAGTCTACAGGCAGCCGAGCATCGAGCGCAAATTCACGGATTTCAAAGGTTGACTGGACACCTGTTCGCATCAAAAATCTACTAATCGGGCAAGCAGTCCCGAGATTCCACAACAGCTTGTGTGGAGGGACGGAGCATGGCGAAGAAAGCTGGCGGAGCGAGCAAGGGTCGATACCGCAGTGCCGTGTCGGGACGTTACGTCACGACGAAGCACGGGAAAGCCAATCCTCGAACGACCGTGAAAGAGTCGAGCAAGAAGAAGTGAGCCGACTCACCACCGTATTCTGAGAGCCGCCGGAACGAGCAGTCCGGCGGTCTACGGGAGCTATCGTCGCGTCGCACACGCTCGTGCGATCAAGCTGGCGACGATGAGGACAGAGAGTCCAGCAAGAGCTGCTCGGATCGCTTCCCCGCTGGTGAGCCCCATGTCCGCGAGGATGAGCTCGATCTCCCGGCGGGTGATGAGGGGCCACACAAGCGAGATTCTAGCGCATCTGTCAGATCGGGACGAAGCCGAAGCGGAAATGCGATGCACGGCGGCCTTCAAAACCCCTCTTCGTAAGTCACGAAACTGTATTCGCTCAGGTCCGTGATGCCCCCGAGGCCAGTCACCGTCATTTCGTGCTTCCCGACGGCTTGAGCACGGTCTCGATCGCTAATCCAGTTCTGGTCAGCTACCTCCAGGGTATAGTCGTCGACGCGGCGAAGGACCACCGCGGCGTGTCCGCCGTCGTACCTTCCGTCAGTAAAGGTGGCGATCACGGAACCTGAGCTGATCGATTCGGGGAGCTTTCCGTCAGCCTTGATAACATCGGGTCCCGGTCGCCAGTCGAAGTTGGCAGAGATGTGCAACGTCTCGCTGACGGCCTTAATGAAATTGACGCACTGGCCCACGTCGAAGTTATCGGCGACCTGCACCATGTCGTCGTAGGTCGTCGGTCCGCACGTCCACGAAGTGCGATTAGATTTCGGCAGATCAGGAGCTGAATACTTGTAGTAGTACGAGTCGCCCTCGCACTGAAAATCGCCATAGTTCGCCGGGTCTCGCAAAGGGCGCAGATAATCGATGTGGGCGCGGATCGCCGTCCGGTACTCCGTCTGGGCGGATGAGTAGCTTGCGAACGCGGTGACCGCGAACACCGAAATCAGAACAGGAATGATGGTGCGTTTCATTTCGTTTCCCTCGCTGCGAAAAGAGTTCCAGAAGACGCTTCGGTAGTCCATCCATAAGCATCTGTTGGGCCGTATAACTCGCTCTGGAACCTGTGCTACAAGTTCACTGATAATCCACGGTGCGCCGTCAGTCTCTCACCAAGTTGCCTAACCGGAACGACCGCTCAAGTCCAAGCGTTCATCGACGCATCATCGCTTGCTTCGTAAGAACAGGGACGCGGGGATCTTCGGGCGAGCGGATGGCGGTATCCGGGATACCCGGCACAGGGATCAACCCACCCCGGCACCGGGGGTGGTACGGTGGGCGAAGCTTCGGGTCGCCGAGCCAGATAAACTTGTCGTTCATCGGGCTGCAAACGGCGCAGGCTGTCTCCCGTTCGACCACTTGCGCGTATTCGACGCCGTTCGCTGCGTACCGGGTAGCAGCTCCCGTGTTGTGGGCCTCGGCGGAAATCGAACGCACGAGGATGTCCGCGTAGTCCTCCAGCCCGATCGTCCGATTGGGCGTCCTGAAGGCTGTCACTCCGGCGAAGACGCTCTTCACCGCCTTCGTGGCGTCGGCTCCCGTCAGCTCCTTCTGCATCATGCCCTGAAGAACAGCCTCTTTGCTGGCCTGAGAGAGCTTTACGGTGGCGGAACGCCTGACGGTCTCGATCGCCTCTCCAAACCGCAGGGAGGCGTCTCTGGCGAGTTCCCTGACGGCTTCTAGATGGATGCCGGTGAAGTCGGTGTCCAGGTCGCTCAGCCTGAGCTTCCGCAGCTCGTACAGTGCGACGGCGGAACCGATCTTGAACTGCTCCGCGAGTCCTTCCCGGATGTAGTCTGCCGAGAGCTGGTCGAGCTGGGCAAGGATCGCGTCGATCCGCTGAAGGATCCGAGCGACGTCCTTCGGATCGCGGAACGAGCCCAGTTCTCGTGAGAGCTGAAGCGCCGCCTGTGTGTAGGCGGTGAGAAGCCGATGCTCGGCCTCGGTGAGATCCGGCTTCACAGCAAGCTGGGAATCACTGAAAACCAGAACGTCAGCGATGCGAGAATCAGGTTGAACGCCAGAAGCCCCTTCCAGAACCAGCGGTGAATCGCCGGGCGATGGCGGTCGAGCGCCTTCACTGCGTGATTGATCCTGCTTCCGTCCGTCTCAGGGACGTCGGGGAGCTGCTGGCCGACGGGGTCGTTGATGCTCATAGGACGATGTCAGTGGGACGGGCGAGTTCAGACTGCCGCTTCTCTCCTTTGATCCGGGCGAGATAGTCGTTCACCTCCTCCGGCGTCTTGTCGCTGTGGACTCTTCGCACGGCGTCCTCTTCGCTGATGAGCGTGGCCGTGGGATTCATCTCCCGCACGAGCGCGACTTGCTCTTCCTGCGAAAGGTTGAACGGATCTGCGAAGCTCGCCTCTACGACGATCTCTTCGCCGTGCTTCCAGAACCAGTACATCTGCAGGAGTTGCTGGAGAGAGGTTTCGATGCGGGACTGACCTTGAATCACCTTCCGCATGTAGCGGCGGTCCTTGCGCTTCTCCACTTCGACCTTCACGTTTCCGCCGGCCTCCTCCAGATTCAGCACGTGCCGAGGACAGCCGACAATTGCCGCGGCCTTGGACAGCAGGTCGTTGATGTGGTCGATGCCCTTGCTGATCGACTCCAGGTCTCGCTGGATGTAGGCGGGAGTGGGGTCGCCGGCCATGAGCGGGATGATCTCTTGGTTCACGTCGAACAGAGCCGCGTTTTCGGCTGCGAGAGCGGCTGCCTGCTTGAACGTCGCAACGCTGCCGTCCGACCGTTCCCGGTCCACGCGCTGAAGACTGCGAACGGCTGCTGCGAGCTTCGCGCGAAGGTGCTTGATCCTCTCCTGCCTGATCTGCGTTTGAGTTTCGCTGATCTCCTGCAGGATGCCCCAGATCGGGTAGAGCACGGACTGACCGCAGATGTGGCGGGATGACTTCTGCCTATCCGCCTGGACGATCGGGATAATGTCCAGATCGGTCGTGACGGACTTGGCGAGCCCCTCGAAGCGCGAGAGCCTCGATAACCCGATGTCTTTACCCTCCAAGGCGTCCGGGCCGTCGATGGAGTACAGCCTGTAGGTGAGGCTTCCGGGCTTGTGCTCCTCGATGAAGGCGTACCATTGGGTTGCCTTCTTTGTGGTCTCCGAAAAGACGCTGATGACCCGGCCGCTCGTGACCTTCTGCCACGAGAACGTCGGGATGTCGGGGTACCACGTTGAGGAATCGAGCGTGATCGCGGTGAAGCCGTTTTCCCCTTCCTCCTCGGTGCGGAAGAGCTGCATCACCCCGTAGCCCGTGCCGTAGAAGCTGCGGGCGACCTCGTCGAGCTTCGCCTCGTAGTCGATCTCGTTCAGCCATTCCCAGAGCTCATCGACAATCGGCCCTTTCTCCTGTTCGTCGACCTTGATCGTCAGCTCGGTAAGCGTATCGGCGACGAAGTGCTCAATGAGCGCGGAGCCCGCGTTCACCTCCAGCATCTTCACGTTCTTCCCGAGCAGCTTGTTCTTCAGGTAGCTGTGGATCGGGAAGGGCGAGTGCTCATCGTCCTCCGTGGTGTACTGCTTGCCTTCCGTGACGGACTGGAACTTCGCCGCCCATTGGGTGCGCAGCAGTTCGTCTTTGGTGCGGAAGATGGGCATCAGTAGATGTCGTAAGACGCCAGGTCGAGGGACCCGACAGTAAACATCTCGCGGCAGGCGAGATTAGCGAGAGCCGATGAGATGACACGGTCGTCTTTCTTACCCGGCATTGCACCCATGATACCACGTTCGCCGTGAACATAGGTTGTCAGCTCACTATACGTCTCGACGGAGTGGGGAATGCACTTGCCGTCCTTCAGATCGCGGTGGAGCGTGTCGATGAGAACTGCCTTGCTGCGGGGGTTGGTATCCCAACCGATGACGGTGCTGATCTTCTCCGTGATCTTGTCCGTTTCCCTGCGCTGGTAGAGCTTGATACGCGGATCGTCCTTGGCTCGATCAATGACAGCGTGGCCGTGGTTGTTTCGCTCGATCATGCACAGGTGGTTGGGGAAGATGCGTGCGAGAACGCCGATCTTCTGAGCCGTTTCATGCGGGGCGAGCTTGCCCGTGCACTGGGCGACTTCCTCACCCGTCTCGCGGCAGGTGATGGTGATCGACGTGTTGTCGCCATGAGCCAGTCCCTCGGCCGTGTCGACGCCGATGCCGTAGCTCTTGTCTTCCTCCGGTTCGGCGAAGAACTCGATGTCGTCCTCCGTCTTGATGGGCTGGCGTTGGTGCCGCGCCTTCAGGGATTTCAGCAGCTCCAGATTGAAGACGGGCCTGCCGGAGTGAAGAAACGCCTCTTCGGGCTCGGTCGGGTAGAACTGGAACACCTCCTCGTCCAGGTCCGTGTACTTCTGGTCGTAGAAGTGCTTCTGCTCCTCGCTCAGGATCGTTCCGTCGAGAGCGAAGATCCGGGCAGAGAGCGCTTCGATGAACGCTTTGTTCTGAAGCTCCATTCCCGGATAGACCGGGACGGTGTTCGTCGGGTCCGTGTACCACGGGAAGAACAGCGCGATGCGGTGGTGCTTCTTCCCTGCCTGCTTCGCGACCCATGCTTCCATGAAACGCTCGTTGAACAGGTTCCCCACGCCGAAGCCGGTGCTCTCCATGATCCTGATGCCGTTACGGCGGACCATCTGCTCGGCTTCGGTGATCTTGCTCTCGTCCTCGAAGTAGGGAGCCTCGGAAGTGTGCAGAATGTCGGTCGGCTCGGACTTCGTAGCGGAGATGATGTACTTGCTGCTGATGCCGGCGAAGTTCAACTCAGAGACATTGTCGTTGGTCGCCTTTGGCCTGAGCCCCTTCGGGATGTTGTCGATCGCCAGCTTGGCGACGTTGGTGAAGATGGCACTGGCGCGAGGCTGCGTGTCGGCGAGCGTGTCTGCGACGCGGCCGGGGTAGTACATCGTGCAGTCCAGACAGAACAACGAGCACCACGTGGAGGTGCCGTTCTGGCGGTTCTTCAGGATGACGACGTCGAGCGGCTGGCGGCTGAGGTACGCGGGGTAGAGGAGCTGAGAGAGTTCCCGCTGGTAAGAGCGCTCGCGAATGCGAACGACGCCTTCCTCGGAGCGGATCTTGTAGAGGTGCTTCCAACGCCAGTCATGCTGCAGGAGCTGCACGCGAGGAGTGTAGCACTAGAACCAGTCCGCCTTCTTGGTTGCTTTGCTCAAGGCGTGGTTCACACAGAGATTGTTCGCGTAGTCGTGCGCGACGAGGCACTTCTCGAAGATGCCGAAGTTCTGCCGCTTCAGATCCGTCATGAAGCGCGGGACGCGATCGGGCAACTTGTAGTGATCCGGCAAAGGCTTGGTACGCTTCTGCACAAGCCAGATGCCGTTCTCGGAGATCGAGACACACGGAGCAAGCCAGCGGTGGACGTATGGCTCGTGCTTCACGCTGTTCCACAGATCCCACTCCCGGACGTTGTCGAAGAAGCCTGGCTGGTTCTGGTACTTGATGACGCACGTCGGGTCCGGCCTGTACGCGAAGACGATACGGTGGATGCCGAAGCCGAGCAGATCGCCACAGACGAACTCAAAGAGCTCCTTGCCGGGAATAGTCTCGAAGTACGCCTCGCGTACCGAGATCCGCTGATTGCTCACGCTGTGGCGGGGGAATCAGCTTCCTGCTGCTTGATCAGATCCTCGATCGTCACGTCCGCGTTAATATTCACCTTGTTCGGGAACGCGTCGAGAAGCTCGGCCCCGAGCTTGTAGAAAATGCCGCGGGCGCGGTAGTCCGGGTGCTCGCCCCTCTCGCCGATGGACGTGGCTCCTGCCCCCTCGACGATGCCCTCTGCGAGGAACTGCTCCGTGAAGCCAGCTTTCCGCAAAGCCTCCTGCATCTTCGTATTGGACCGAAGGCCTCCGAGGATGGTCGACTGCTGATCGGCGGTCGATTCGGCATAGCCCGCCTGGAGCATCGCCTGCTTCATCGTGAGCTCACCAGACTCTACCTTCGGCATCAGGCTGATGAGCTTCTTCTGCCGCGGCGTGAGATCGACGGACATGCTCCAAGTGTACGCGTCACGCGAAAAGGCGCAATCGACGATCGCTCGGGCTCCTCCTGGCGTTAAAATCTCCCCCGTACCGGGTCCGTTAACTGAATAGGCCGCGCATGCTGACCGATAGCGATGTTGTCCGACTACTCGACCTCGTCAAAAGGTTCGTCGATGCGTCAACCATAGACTTTCCTGCCGCCGGTAGTTCACTGGAACGGGAAGTCCTCTCTGAAGACGGCCATGAGTCATTCCTGATCGACGTAAACCGCAAGGGAAAGGTGAAACCCACGAAGTGCACCTTTCAGGAACGCTACGCGATGACGGACATTCTGTATCGCTTGGACATCGACGGCCCTCCGCACACGAACCCTGACGGCATGGATGTGCCTTGCCCGCACCTGCACGTTTATCGTCAAGGCTTCGCGGATAAGTGGGCGTTTCCCATCGATCCGAGTGAGTTCACAGACACGTCAAACCTGCTGCGGACCTTCCGGCAATTCTTAACACGGTGCAACGTCTACGACGTCCCTGATATTCAAAGCTCGTTGACATGAATCCAGAGTACGAGAACTTGGTTGAGTCGTACGTGCAATGGCTCCGCAACCGTACTCAGCTTTCGGATGTGGACGGCGTATGCGAGATCACGACTCCGTTTACCGATCGCCACAACGACAGAATCCAGATTTATGTGGAGCCAATCAAAAGCGGCGGATACGAACTGCATGACGACGGGTACACACTCTCAGACTTGGAGTTATCGGGGTGCGGCCTCACTACCTTGAACCGCCATCAAATGCTCCATGTGATCCTGAATGGGCATGGAGTAAAGGTATCGAAAGATGTCTTATCGATTGAAGCGACGCGCGACAATTTCCCTCAGCGGAAGCACGCACTGCTGCAAGCAATTCTCACCGTCAACGACATGTTCATGACGGCGAAACACCAAGTGGCTCGATTTTTCTTGGAAGATGTGTCCAACTTCTTGGACGCTAACGAAGTGCGTTACATCCGCAACGTCGTCTTCAACGGAGGAAGCGGGTTTCCGCATAAATTCGATTTCGTCATTCCACGCTCCTCGAAGCAGCCGGAGCGGGCTCTGCGAGTCATTAACAATCCCAACAAGGATACGGCCTCAAATCTCTTGTTCGCCTGGATGGATACAAGAGAGAGCAGACCGAAAGACTCGCAGGTCTACGCCATCTTGAACGACGTTGATCGGCCACTCAAACCGGATGTGGTCGATGCCTTCCGACGCTACGAGGTTCGGACGGTCCTGTGGAGCCAGCGGGAAGAATACGCTCAGGCTCTAGTCGCGTAGGGGCAGAGGTAACAGCCGCAGGACTCTCCCTCAGCGATTCGATGGTTGTGCTGGCGAACGTGAAGGTGAATGAACGGCTCATGCGGGAAGCAGGGCTGTTCCGCTATCTGCTTCATGGCCGATCGGAGGTCGTCGAGCGTGAGCGGTTCGATCTCGCGGGCCCCGGGGGAGGGAGCGTAGGTCACGCGGAGAGGGCGGAACGGGCAGTGCCAACATGGCAGTTGCACAGGTCGAGTTCAAAGCAGGTTTCGAGGTGCTTGCTTCCGCTGATGTCCTCTAACGCCTTCTGCTGCCTCTCGATGAGACTTACAGCCTGCCAGTGAAGACACTGGACGCATTCCTCGTCGAAGTCCGGGCAAGGTTCTCCGAACAGCTCCTTGTTCATGAGTAGCTCGATGAGCCTTCGGGCGTCCGGCCGTTGTTCCTGAGTGGGCTTCATGCCTGCTTAGATTGCCTGGGAAGGGGCAAATGAGCAAGAAAAACCGATGAACGAACCGCAGAAGCGTTTCGACGACATCAGCCGCGAACTCTACGTCCTCTGGGCTGCCAAAGGCTGCCCGGACGATGCGGACGAACGCAATTCGCCGCGAGAGCTAGAGTTGCTCGAAGAGCTGGACCGCCTCGAATTCGAGGACGGTCTGGAATGGTTCAGACAGCGGTACGTTTAGTCGAAGAGCGGCTTGGAGCGCGTGGTCTTCTCTTTCTTGGCGGGTTTGAAGTTCACGTCGGGAACGTAGTCGGGGTGCTCTGCCCGCTGGCTGTGGTTGAGAAGCCCCTCGATGGTAAGAATCTGCACGCGGGGGAACTTCAGAATGCCCTCTGGTCCCGCTTCATAGATTCCCGCCGCTGCGGCGTCTTTCTTCATCCCGGCAGTCGGCTCGTTGAGGGAGATCAACACGGCGATCTCGGCCCCCTCACGCGTGCGGACGCTGTTCAACGCCCGCACGTCGTCCGCTTTGAGCTTCCCGCCTTTGACACTGACGATGATCTTTTGGGCCGGGCCGGTGATGTCGTGGAAGAACTTGATGGCGTCGATGCCCGTGTCTGCGCCCTTTTTCTTCTTCTTGAACGGCTGGGCCTTGATGAGTTTGACGGCCCACCACTGGAATTGGTACTTGTCGCGCAGCGCGAGGTTCCGAGCCCCCTCCAGATCCGTGGGGGTGCCGATCACGTCGTACTTACACGACCCCTGAAAGGCTTTATTGAGTCGGTCCTCGATAGTGGCGATGGCGAGTGTGGTGATGTCGATGCCGAGCCATTGTCTGCCAAGCTTCTGCGACGCATGAACGGCGGTCCCGCAACCGCAGAACGGATCTAGAACCACGTCCCCCTCGTTACTGCTGGACAAGATGATTCTTTCCAGAAGGGCAACGGGCTTCTGGGTGTCGTAGCCGAGATACTCAGCTCCCTTGGCAGGTTGGATGTCCTGCCAGTCGTTCTGAAGGGGGATACCGGGCATTTCGTCGGCGTACTGGATGATGCGAGGCATGCCCGTGCTGCGGTGGCGGAGCTTGCCCTGCAAGGCGAAGTCCACCATGTTCTGTTTCGAGTATGCCCAGTAGCGTCCCGTGTAGGGAAAGACGCCTTTGTACTCGTAACCCTTGACGGGCTTCAGGTGCTCGTCCTTGAGGTCTGCTTCCCAGCGGGCTTTGGGCTTGAGCTGTCGCTTCACACGCCACTCGTAGCTGACGTCTCCGCCATCTTTATTCGCCGTGGGGTCCGTCTCTTTGAACCGGCGGCCGTCTTTCGCCTTGTGTTTGTACTCGCTTTCGAGATACGCGGCGGTGTAGGGTGTGTATTGCCAGTTCCACGTCCATTCCTTCTTCGACTTGGTGTAGAAGAAGATGATGTCGCGGACGTTGCCTGGTTGCTTCCGCCCCTGTTTTGCGTCGTTGTGCGCGGCGGAACGACGCCAGTTGATCTCTGTCTTGTAGTTCAGCTTCCCAAATACGCCGTCGAGAATGATCTTCAGGAAGTGTGAGGCTGTTGGATCGCAATGGAGGTAGAGCGAGCCTGTTGGCTTCAGGACTCGATGTAGCTCCAGCAGACGGTTGGCCATCATCACGAGATAGGCCATCATGTCGTTCTCTTTGAGAAACGACCGAAGAGCCTGCATGATCTCGGCAACGTCGGTGTTGGGCTGCTTGAGTAACTCGTTGTATTCCAGCTCCGCCTGCGGTCCCCAGTGCCACGTGTCGAGAAACGCCGTGACCTGGGCCTCGCTCTGTGTCCCTTTCGGGCCTCTGAAGAGCAGGTTGTAGTTGCGTTTGGAGTTAAACGGCGGATCGAGATAGATCAGGTCAACCGACTCGTCTTTGAACTCGTCGCTGCGGAGGACTTCAAGGTTGTCTCCGAAGAAAAGCTTGTTCGCCACGGCTGCTCCAATCCCTAGAGGTCCAAACGAACGGGTGAAGGTAGCCTCAGCCCTCGGACGGGTCAAGTTCGCGGCGCATCCCGCACCAGCGTCAGAGCCCGCAAAAGAGCCCCCAGCCGTAGCTGAGGGCGGATGTCACACGACTCGTTGCGACATCTCGTGGACGTTCCGATCACCCGCCGTTCCTCCGTAGCTGAGGATGCGTCTGGGATCGCCGCAGAGCTTGCGGATCTCCTCCTCGTCGTCCCGGTGCTCGATGCCGACGATCTTGTCCTCGTAGAGGAAGACTTTGCGGCAGCGGTCGTCGAGCAGACAGAAGACGCCGAGCGGGAGCAGGGTTTCGGGTGAGAGCATGATGGACGCGACGTGCGGATCGTCCGTGGGCCCTGAGTTCCACGCCTCGGACGTGAGAGCGATGCCGAAGCACTTCTCGACGGTCTTCTTGGCCTTGGCGTTCAAGTCATACAGCAAGCGATAGGTGAGGCCACAAGCCTCGCCCGTGAGGCAGTCGAAGCCGTAGGGCTTCAGATCGTTCGGACAGCGGATCGTCTTCATAGCTTCCCCCGGAGTGAAGGATCGGAACCGGGAGAAGAGTGCTCCTAAAGCGAGCGACGCGCAATCACCAGCTACAGAACGGGAAAGCAAGGTGCTGGCACGCGCAATGCGAGCGAACCACTTCTTTGGCTATCGGGCGTTCCTCGTGCATGGCTCTGTTCTTGCACTGGTAGTACTCCCCGTACCGGGAGACGAGCTGCCACGAGAAGAGCGCGGCAAAGAAGGTCAGCACGAGCCCGGCGATGGGAACGGCCTTCCTCACGCTGCGATGTCGTTTGGTAGCGCGAACTCCCCAAAGTGCTTCTTTGCCGCGCGGTTATAAGTCAGAGCCGCCTCGTTCTCAGTGTCGAAATATCCGAGGTGCTTGAACTTCGTTTGCACCACGATATACGCCCTCCACTTACCAGCGCGGGAGCTCCACGAAACTCCCTTGTATCTCGACGACCATGTGCCACGTTGCTTGCAGTGATTACTGGCGTTCTGAGAGGAAGAGCATGGGCGGAGGTTCTGGCGGCGATTATCAAGGCTGTTCCGGTTCGCATGATCGACGTGTGACCCCTTCGGGGCACCGGTGATCTGTCGGTGCATGAGCACCGCCCGCTGCTTTCCGTCCCTCGTGACGAGCCTGACGGCGTACGCATTGCCTGTCTTAGTCACCATAACGTGCCACTTGTGACGTGAAAGACTCTCGTAGTCCTCATCGTCCACAATCGTGACATAGCCTTTGGTGAGGGCGATCTGCTTCACCTTGTGAGTTTAGCAAGCTGTTTGTGGTAACACAACGAAAACGCCTCTTGCTGCTGGAGCGAAGAGGCGTAATATCCAATTGCTTAGAAAGGATGGCTTGAGTCTAAATCAACTCCATCCACCGAAGCAAGATCATTCACCCGATTGTGTGTGACTCACTGACAGTCCACGATTCTCGGCAAAGCATGAGGGTTACGCTCCGGCTCCTCATGAACTGGTCGAGCATGACATGGCTGAAGTGCTTCAGTGCGAAGCTAGGCACGAAACGAAAACGTGCCGCAACGAGACGGTTTCCCTCGGAAGAGACTTCTCTGCTGGATATCTGTCCTATGCAGCCCTCGATAAGGGTAGGAGGCAGAAACGGATCCACAGAGCGGCAGTCTACCTGACTGGATGGGAACGAGAGGGAGAAACGAGTGTCAAACGCAGCTCACAAAGCCTGACCGCTGTCATGCCTGAAGAACGGGAAATGTAAACATGCACTAACATCTTGACAACGTGTGATACCCTGACGGTGCCTTCGGGCACGGGAGGGGGCCGGAGGCAACAATCCTGCCGCAGCAGCTCCACTTCAAAACTTCAGGTAGATCGCATCCTGCACGCGTCCTTCGATGCTCTGATCCTCGTCGTTGTTCATCCTGTCGAGAGCTGCCGCACAGTCAATCATCAGTCGTTCGATCTGTTCTCTCGTGAGGGATTGGATCTGTGGAGGCAGGGCCAGAGGTTCTTGTTGGTCAGGATCTTCGTTGATCGGGAGGCGTTCGTCGGGCTTCATGCTGCTTCCTGCGTAAGCTGCACGATCTCTTCTCTTGTTTCTCGTTGTGCCTGAAGCACTCTCCTGATCTCCTCCTTGAGCATCTGGGTGTTCGGGGAGACCAGGTACATCTCAGGGCAGTCGAGAACGGCGGAGAGCAGATCAAGGGGGGAGCGGTCCATCAGCAGTAGATGTGTTCGGTCATGCCTCAATCCTACTCCGTTCCCGTTTTCAGGCCCATCATCCTTTCGTTCCGCGTCAATCGGACTTGTCGAGAAATGGGCGTACCATCGGGGTGAGCGTTCTGCTCCTCTTCCCTCCTCTCCGTATGTCAGAAACTCCTTGCCAGCATAAGTACGAACTGCGTCGCCTTGGTGACACTGAAACGGGCCTCGAACAGTGCGTGAAGTGCCTCAACATCAAAGGGACTGAGCCCGTCAATGGGTAAGCCATCCAACCAGTTCTGGCGGTTCTATCTCCAGTTGGATGGATGCTGGAAGCTCTTCAGGCGTGAGAAAGTGGGATCTTCCGAAGAGAACTGGCATGTGGCCGACTTCTACGATGGAGACGCGGAGAGGTCGTTATTGGGCGAAGCGGTCTGTAACTGGCTCAATGCGAATCTTTCCGACTAGCTCTTGGAGACACGTCAATGCGTAGTTCTCTTTCCGTCTGGTAGTGTCGGGGCATGGAAAACAAAACCTCTTTGGCCGTCGATGAGCTGTTCATCCGCTGGAGCGAAGTGGATGAAACCGTGGGGACCGCGCACAACGAGAAGAACTGCCGAGCGATGCAGGCCATTGCCCAGAGGTTTAAGCGGATGGAGGAGGCTCTGGAATTCTGCAAAACGACGTCCAGCTTTGAGTCGCCGGACAAGTTTGAGCGGTGCATGAAGCTGATTCACCAGTCTGCGGAGGAAGCCCTCGCCTTCGATCCTCTCCTGTGACCGACTACAAGCCCGCTCCGATGGCTCTCTCGAACCTCCTGCCGAAAGGCTGCGATCCCACCTGCCAGAGCTGCAAGGGAAAGGGCACGGTCAAGTTTGAGGGAACCTACGTTTTCTGCGTCTCGTGCTTGGGCGAAGAGCGGGTGACGGGGGTATGGTCCTATCTCGCCGTGAGGTTCTCTGGCCGGACGGCTCACAGGCGAAGCACAGCCCGTTCTTGAGCATCCCCGCGTTCCCGCACAGACACTCGCCCGCGTGTCTGTCGATGAAGAACGGATCAGGCATTGCGGCAGTAGGGGCAGGTTTTCCCTATCTCCACCTTCCGCTGCGGGTGCTGGGCTTTGGCAATGAAGGTGTGCAGTGCACAGACCAGCAAGAGAGCTTTGGGCGGCTCTTCGGTGACGTCGCGGGTGGTGCGAAGGATGCGACGGTGCTCAGCGCATTCATCACAGGCACAGAAGCTTGTGTGCCGTTTCCATGAGGGGATCATGGGCCACAGTGTAGCTGGCTTGTCTTCAGCTTCTCGCTTGCGCCCGATCTCGTTTCGGCGCAGGATGCGAGGGCATTCCGACAGCTCCGCTGCGGCATCACTCCGCCCTGGGCGGCTGCTCCGAAGGTCGAAGCAGCTTAGCCGGACTTTGAGTGGCTCTAAGCGCAGTCGACTAACCTTGGCCACGATGCGGCACCGCTGGAGCTGCCTGCGTAGTCTTGGCCGCATCCTGGTGGTGTTTCGACCAGGATTCACCGGAGGCGCGAAGGATGTCCTGCATCCGCTCAAAGCACTGGTCTAATCCCTCGCTATCGCCTGCGGGAAGTGCTTGGTACTCCAACTCCCGCTTAACGTCCAACAACAGGTACTCCGTCCTCCGCTCCGTATGCCACTTGTCGGCGGGTTTCCGCATGCCCTCGACCGATGCGACTGCCCCGATCGCTGCCGTGGTAAAGACGAGGAAGACATTCAGCACCTTCTGCGAAGGACCCTCTAGTGCCACGGCCACCGACGCGAGAACGGTTGAAACAACAGTAAGGACAAAGATTGAGTACCGGCACCAGTTGAAGACCTTCTTGTGCTTGTTGGCTTCCTTTCGGAACCACTTGATGCTGTCGTCGAGCGTTTTAACGAGGTAGTCGTGGCGGCTGACTGGTTCGCTCAACTGTTGCTCCCCTTTTCTGCAATGCGTCTTGTGTAGCGGATAGTAGGTCGTAGTCTATCGTCACGACCATGCGTGGGTCCTCTCCCTTCGCGCATTTTCGCTGGTCCGCGACGATGGTCAGATCGTTGTAGCTGTCTCCGGTGAGCCAGCCCTGCTCCACGAATGCGTCGAGAAGCCATTTCAAGCCGGCGTAGACGTTGAGCGGGTCGATCAGGCGGGAAGACACTCGGACGATCTGAACGTCGGCTCTCCGTGGCTCAGACGGGCACCTACCGGCGATCGCCCACACGGCCTCGTGCCAGTAAACCTTCTGGGCGTGCTTCACGCTCCAGTGTTTGCCGTCCAGCGCGTTCTGACTGAGCGTCACGCCGGGCAGGGTGAACTCGTGCCTCAGCCGATTGCGGAGTAGAGATCGCTGAACTCCGGATGCTTCTCCCGGACATACGCGACGAACGCTCGGTCAACGTCGTTCAGTTCGTACGTTCCCTGCCCGGCGGCGTTCATCACGTGCGAGACGGCCACGCGCAGGTAGACCGCTCGCTGGTCGTACGAGTCACGGAGCGGGCCCTGGTGGATGTCCCACCGAAGCGGAGCCATGTTCAGGACGGATGACATGACGCTGCGATCGCCTCTGCCGCCGCGGCCGAGGATGTGGTGCTTCTCAACGGGCTGCTCGGGGAGCGAGGGCCTTGCTGTCTGGAAACAGCGCAGGTCCGGGCCATACACGGCCAGCACGTCGGCTTCCCGAAAGCTGGCTGGATCGTGCGTCATTCGGCGGAGCGGAGAGCGGGCCACTCGTTTTTCGGAATGCCTCTGTAGGGACTTCTTCCGGCGGATGGGCGTGGGGGGCTTACGTCCTCGTTTCGGGGGCTTCGGGTAGAGCATGGTGGGAGGGGAAGGCGAAACAGCTCTTCAAGAGTCACCTCGGCCTCGGCTAGACCAGGGTCCGTCGAGCCCTTGACGGTGATCGGGCTGAAGAGCGGGAGCTTCACGCCAGCGGGCCAAGAGACGTAGCCTTCAAGGACGTAGACGGTCTTCATGAGCGGTCGATAAGTCCTTTGGCAAAGTCGATTGTCTCTCGCCAGCCGTCGTGAGCCTTGTTGACGTACTGTTCCATCTTGTCCGCGTACCAGTCTGTGATCGCGTAGCGGACGAAGTAGAACACAACCATCAGGCACAGAACGACGGTCGCCCAAACGCCTGCCATGATCCGAAGCTCTGTCCATTCAAGAGGCGTCATGCTGCTGGGGGGAATTGAACTGGCTCCAGATTGCTAACCATTCTGCTCGTGTCTGGGCTCCGACTCTCTCGATAAGTTCCTCCGTGGAAAATTCGGGGTGCTCCTCGTGGAGCTGGAGGATCAAGTCTCGCTCCTTGGCGTCGAAGTCTTGGAGGGAGAGGGAGGTCATTTAGAGGCGGGAACGTAGTTCTCCAGTAGCTTGCAGACGAGATAGGAAACGCTGCGGTCGTCCTGGGCGGCTTTCTCTTTGGCTTCCTCCCACTCCGCGTCATCTATCCATATTGTGCGTGCTCGTTTGGTCATGTCTGGAGCTTACGCGTATCCTATAGCGTGTCAAGCGAAGTTCTATTGCGCGTCTGTATTGGTCTGCTATGATGGGTACATCCCTTCCACTACTCCCGATGTTCACCCGCATCCTTCTCACCTTCATCCTCGCCATCTCGGTCGTAGCAATTATCCTCTCGGCCAACGTCTAAGGCCGCTTCCCTTCCCACCTATGTACCACTGCCCCATCTGCGACAAGATTGTCCCTGAGAATCGCCCCACGAGTGCGGACGGTCAGCGCGACTGCTACTGCTCGGACGCCTGCTACAACGAAGGCCGCGAGATGCCGTACGATGCTCCCATCCCCGCCTAATGCACTCTCTCATTCTCATCAAAGACGCCCCCGGCTACGGCAAGAAGTTCGACCGCATCGACGTCGATCACGAGACGATGCTCGACCTGCTCTCGAAGCGTCTGGCCAAGTGCGACACCCCCTTGGTACGCAAGCAACTGGGACTGGCTGTAGATTCTTCCCCCTCGTCCATGACTCACTCTGAAAAGCTCGAAGCGGTACGGCAGAAGTGCGTAGAGGCGAACCCAGCGATTGAAAAGCACACCTGTTGCGAATGCGACGCCCTGCTAGGTGAGTTCGTCCCCTGCCCAGATTGCGGAAGCGAAAACAGCTTCATGGACGTGCGGGAGCCACGCCTCGCGGACATGCTGCTGGCCTACCAGCATGCAAAGGAGCGGCAAGGGAACTGGAACGATAACGACTGGCGAGTGTTTATCTACCCGCTGCTCCAAGCCGTCGGCGGATGGAACCTCTCTAAAGACTCTCTCGACGCCCAGAGCCCCGAAACGATCTCGTTCCTCTACGACCTTCTCCATGACTGAGCACGACCCGCTGACGGAGGCAGACCGCCAGAGACTCGAAGCTCTCCGCCGAGCAATCCAGTACCACCTCGCGCATCCCGATCCTTCCGAGTCTCGAAGCGTGGACGAGTGACCGTTCACGCTCCGGCCCTTGGCATCATCGGTAAGAGTGTCCCGTCGGGGGCGTGGCGTCTGCCAGAAAAGCGAGTGCGGTCAGCTGGATGCCTCGCGCGAAGACGGTCCGTTCCAATAAGGCATCCCCGCAGGTGCAATCCCTGCCGCCTCCGACCGGGCACTCTGAACTCGATCCCCTTTACGCGGCCTTCCGGTCATAGGTGGGAAGGCACCCTATGAACGTACAACGGGAGGCCGTGTATGGCGGATCGGGAACACTATTGACTCTTGCGCGGAATGTCGTTCCGTGCTAGAATGAGAGCACATACAAACTTCCCTTCTCGTTCTATGTTCTCTTCTCTCATCCGAGCCCTTCGGGATAACCCTACGGTGCTCATCCTCGGCGTCCTGTGTGTCGCCATCGCATTTCTGACGGGGCAGGCAACCGCTCACTTCGGGCTGGTGCCATTCGTATCCCCGTTCTTCTCCCCGCTCGTATGACTGATCCGCTCGTGATCCTGCTCGGCATCGCTACGGTGATGCAGGGCGTGGCGATCATCCTCGTTCTGTACAAAGACTAAGAACCGGACAAACAACTACCTGACGGTCGGTGGATCGTCGTGGAGCATACCGAAGCAGATGGCGGCTGCTGCGAGGCTGGCCCAGGCGTCGATGACGACGCCCGATTTATCGTAACGGACGCG